CTTTTACAACATTCACAGTATTAGATATCTTCTTAACTTCTTTAGTCATATCCAAACCTGTGGCAGGTACATACTTAAAGTGTCCATTGGCTTTGTTAACAACCCACCAACCACCTGCTCTTTTACCAGATGCTTTGGCATAACCTGCTAACTGTCCAATGTATCCAAACCCATCAGACTCTGCAAGAGTATCATAGGATTCAAACTTATTTTTGTAAGACCAATCTGAAGCAGATTTGATATCATCCACCGCATCATTGACAACTATATCATACGTGCCAGATACTTTAGACTTACCTACATCCAAAGAAACTTCTTTAGAATCTTCGTACTGTATACCTGCTTCAGTCATCAGACCTTTGAACACAGCTTCTACTATATCCCCAATCATCATATTCATAATAAACGTGGTGGGAAATGGTAGAGCTTTCTCAGGTTTGTTCTTGTCATACCATAGCTGACAAGTTGGTCTCCCCACATTCGACATGCGTAAACGAAAGTCTTTACGCTTTTTCTCCCCACCGAACTGGCGATGCATAGCTTCTGCCACATTGGTAGCTACCTGTTGGATGGTTGTGTCAGACATAGATGTCTTACCATTAACAGCATCTTCAAGGTATTGATGCAACGCTAGTTCAGCAGGATGGTTCATTAGCAACCCACGTCTTCAACTTCTATGTCTACCAACGTGTCCACCATATCAACATCATCGTCTTCCATTTTGGAGTTAGCCTTCTCCGACCATAGATTTAGAATGTATTGATTATAGTTATCCAACCACGCTAGGAAATCACCGAACATGCTTTGGTCATCCGCAGTAACTTCAAGAGAGTTAGATACATCAAGGGACACAACAGGAATAAAGAAGCTATTACCATTCGGTAACTTTTTCTCATCTGTTGTAGCCGTAATCATGTGATGTATTGGCAGTCTCTGTAGCTTTGCTAGATTAGCGAAAGGCTCACCTACAATTTTGAAGGCATCTCTGTTATCTATCTCCCATATGAAAGGCATGGGGTCAACAGTCACTTCCGCACCAGTTGAGTTAACTGGGTTTACTAATTCGACTGTGCCAAAAAGAACTCGCACTCTTTTAATCTGTTTGATTAATTCCTGCTTCTTCTCTGGCAATGCTTTAAAATCCTGTATAAACCCTGCAGGTTTACCACAGTTAAAGCCACCATCATTATCTTTCAAATCTACATTTAGATTATCAGACATAACAGTTTTAATATATCTGTTAGGTGCATTAGCTCCACCCATTACAAATCGCTTATACATAAACCTTTGTATGTGTGGTCTAATCTTAACAGAGTTAGCAAAGTAGGTATCACCATCTGGTATCTCCAGTTTGTATGTGCCACCGCTAACAGTCTCTACATTAACACTCTTACCTTTAACTTCTGCTGTACCCATGATTGGAGAATGGTTGATGCGTAGCCTAGCCAAAGAACTGCTCTTAGATTTAGCAGGTGCTTCATTAGCTATGCCCATAGCCTTTGCCATTGCGCCATAGTTGTTCGGGTCTATTGTCGTTAGTTCTGTCATATATGTTTCTCCTTTAACAAATGAGACATAGTTATATCATATAACATCTTTAGTGTCAAGCCAATTATATCCTATTTTTGCTTCCAATAATAGTGGTACGTTGAAGCTTATTCCCCAACGACTTGATATCAAAGAAGATAACTCTTTATTAGTTTTATCTATGACACCAATCACTGCATTCTTCTCTTCTGGATGCACATCAATAACAATACTATCATGCACTGTATTGACTATACAGGACTTCATTCGCCCTAAAAGATTATCAATGTGTAGCAGTGCCAATGGCACAATGTCTGCTGTGGCAAACGACTGCACAGGATAATTCTTTATCTGTGTGAAGTGGCTTATTCTACCACTCCTGTTACGTTGCACATCTGGAAAAGCAAACTCTCTACCAGATGGTGTAGCAATCTTTTGATGGTCTAGTGCTTCTCTAGCTAAAGTCTTGTGCCAATCCGCAATACCTTTATATTTCTGTGTAAAATGCTCGTAGTAAGATGCTTCAGCTTTAGTCCTACCAAATCCACTAGCACCATACAGCGGTGCAAAGGTGTGTGCTTTAGCTTCTTGTCTGCTTGTAGGCTGACCTGCATCAGATATAATCTTAGCTGTATACGCATGCACATCAAAGCCTGTCTTGACTTCTTCGATAGCCACCTTGTCCTGTGACAAATATGCAGCAGCTCTGAACTCTAGTTGTGCAAAGTCCGCTTCAAGAATATATCCTTTCATGCCAAAGTCATTGTCACTCCAACGCGATATAAATACTTTCTTTACAGGAAACGTACCACCTCTGGGCATGTTCTGCATGTTTGGGTCTGCACCAGATAGTCTGCCTGTAGATGTGCGATGCTGTAGTAATCTGACATGCAGTCTGTCATCTGACTTTACATGTGTAGCAATACCATCAATAAAGGAAGATAGGTAAGTCTCTACAGCAGATAGCCTACGCACATTACGTAAGAAACGCTCCGCTTCTTTCATGCCCTTGTTCTTGGCTGTATTCTCAAGCATTTGTAGATTCATCTTGTTTGTTGTAAAGCCATTGGCTGATGCCCACTTTGGTGATGGTGGCACAAAACAAAATCCTGCACGTTTGTCTGTATCTGTATAAAGATAACCTTTACTATCACAGTCTACACAGCGTGTCTCTTTAGCGAATGGTGTGCCATCCTTCTTTGTCTTACGAATCCTGCCGTAGCCATTACAGGTAGAGCATTGCTTTGATTCTGTTCTGTATAATCGTGTTGTATGCTGTGCTATAGCTTCTTTGAAGTCAGAGCCTGTCATGTATGGGTCAATGGCTGTAACCCAATCCGTTTTATCTTTGACTTTCCTACCATAGATAACCCATGATAACTGCTCTGGACTATTTAAGTTTACAGGTGTGTCACCCATAACTTCTCTGACTTGCAGTTCTAAACCTTCTACGAGAAGGTGTCGCTCTGTTTCGTATTGGTCACGCACATCTTCAAGAGCAGACAAATCAACCTTAAATCCCCTGCAGTATATCTTAGCAAGTCCTACTGCTAATTGATTAGTAAGTAGAACTGTATCCATCAGAGATACATCACTACTATTTAATCTATACATTAGTTTGTTTGCTACCTGTTGTGTAGCATGTAGGTCAGCAGACAGATAAGACACCAACTCATCGTGTGGTATCTCGCGTGTCGTTACACCTTTCTTAAAATAATACTTGAGAGTATCTTGTTTCTTTGTATCAACTTCGTATCTCTCAGCACATGCTTCAAGAGACAGTGGCTGTTTAATACCACGCTGTAGTACATACTCAGCAAGCATTGTATCAAACACCGCACCATCATACTTGAAACCAGACTCCCATAACCACATCAAATCATACGCAGAGTTGTGACAGATGACAGCACCTGCTTTGTCAAGCAAGTCTTGTACTATCTTATGTCCATTCTCTGTAGCTTCTTTGTCCGCATGGTCAAAAGTAATCTGATACTCTTCTCCAGTGTCAGTCAGTATGCCCACCATAACAAGCGTATTGGTAGGCTCAAACGGGTCAAGGTGTAACTTGCCATTTCTTTCTGTGACTGTGTTCTCTATATCAACAACTATCTTCATGATAAATACCTTGCAGTTTTATATTCAAGTTCGCAGTGTACCACACCATGCCATCCTGTCAACTTATTTTTTACAACATTGAGATGTCGCTGTGAATCTTCTTCTTCCTGTCCATCGACAGGTGGATTCTTAGCAATCAATATCATAAGGTCAGCTTCGGCTGCCTTGCCTGTACGTGACCCTTCCATCATGGATTGATTGAGTAACACTTTACCTTCCGCATCTGCGGAAAGCTGTGACATATAAAAGATAGCACACTCATGTTGCTTGGCAATCATACGTGCATGTACTGCGTTTGCTTTTAGTGCTTCATCTGTCCTAGCAAACCCTGCTGTCTTAGCAAACTTGTCACCCATGTCAAGCAACACAATGTCAGGCTTGTATGTCTTGCATATACTCTCAACCCATGCCATGTCACGACCTGTCGCATCTTTTATCTTGATGCGTTCTTTAACAGGTGCATACAGGTCACGAGCCTTTGTAGGATTATCCTTGATTTCTTTCATGGTCATGCCAGTGGCAGCCGTTAGGTATCTAGCACCAACACGATGGTATCCTTCTTCGTTACACAGTATGATGCAGTTAGCACCTTGATGTGCAAAGCCTTGCGGTGATGCAATCAAACTCGCATGGAACGATGTCTTACCTGTGTTGGGTCTAGCACCTATCTCTATCAGATGTCCTGCATTGACACCTTCGACCTTGCGTGTAAGTGTAGGCACATTAAAAGTCCAACGTGCTTCTAAGTCTGCACGAGACAGCAGTGTCTCTAGTTCGATGTCATCCCACTCGACATTGAGATTAGGAATAAAGTCATCACCATACTGCTCTAGCATATTGCGTAGTGGTTCAAGACTAGCCTTGTCACCATTGACATAATCAAATCCTAAGTTAGCTATCTCTTCGCCAATGACTTGCTGAAATAATTTAGACAACACTTCGTTAGCTACATCGCTACCCATAGGTGCTTCTTTCTTTATCTTGAAGAACAGGGCAGAATATGCTTGTTTCTGTGCGGTAGTCATGGTGGGATTGTTTGACAAGAACAAGGCTTCTATTTCATCGGGTGTAACAGTACGCTCGTACTTAGTCATGGCACTGTCGATAGCTTGCTTAATCTTGCGAACATCTTTGCTGAACAGTTTGTCGGGACACTTAGCTCCCCTGTGGTCATCGTAGAATGACCTGTTCATCAAACTTCTAATTAATGATAATTCCATTTAGCTTCTCCATATCTTTGGGGTCACGATATTTCAAATCGTTTTTTAGTTTTAGGACACGCACATCAGACACATGCCCACGTAATTCCTTTGCCATCTGCAAAGTCTTTGGTAATGCATCGGGGTCTAATGCAATTACCGCTGTCGAGAACTGCGAGAGAAATCCTTTATGCGATTCCTGTAGAGATGTACCAAGAAGCGCAACCCCAACAAAGGAACTGTAACCAACAACAGTTGCACTCACACAGTCCTCAACAACGACAGCCACCTTACCACAACCTGCGGTAAAAGGCAACCCACTTTTTCCATACTTCTTCCATTTAGGAAGTCGCTTGCTGAGTGAACGACCTGTGGCATCTACTATAACACCATCATGTCGAATTGGAAATACTGCACGATTATCTTTCACATCGTAAAATAATTCCCACTCATCAATCGCATACTCAGCAGTGAATCGAGTGAGTTCACGCTGACCTTTAAAAGGTACAACGTATTCTGGCATTACAAAATCTTCTGCGTACTTCTCTGCTCCTGCAAATCCATCACGAATGTCATCAATGGATAAGTGTACACGAGTACCACCTTTGACATTACAAGAAGCTTTGTAACAATTCCACACAAGAGAACCCATGTTATTGGTAACTGTAAAAGTATTACGACCACCACAGTTAGGACAGTTAGTCCTTTTTGTAGTGCCGTTAGGTATATCACCTATAGTGTTTAATACATTATTAGTATACATAACAGTTCCTCTGTGTCACTTATCAGTGCTTATAACATGCATCTTTCTAGTTGTCAATGCATTATTTGCACTCATGTACGTATTTTTCATGTAAGGTTTGACCGATTGTGGGTTTGCATGCCCTGTTACAGACATTATTTGTGCTATTCCCACACCTGCATCCACCATTTCTGTAGTGCCTGTGCGTCTTAGGTCAGACAAGCGTAACTCCTGTGGCAGATTTGCAACAGTCATAATATTTTTTGCATACTTTGGTAATTTAAATATTGTATATGGTCTAAACTCACCATCAATCGGCTGTGGTCTAGGTGCAATATACTTCTGAAAACCAAAGTCTCTCTCCTGTTGCTTCAGCATGTCCAGTAAATCATCATCAATGGGTAACTCAACATCGGCTCTACGTTTGGATTGCTCTATGTGTACACGAGCAGTCTCAAAATCTATGCTGTCCCATGTGAGCAACCGCATGTCACCTAGTCTCTGACACCAAGCGTATGCCATGTGTGCAATCAAACCTATGTTACGAGTCTTAAAATCGCTGTAGGCTACGTCTAAAAAACTTTTGACATGTTCTCTACTCCAGACAGTCTTGCGCCTGTCAGTGGCTCTCCTACGCACACTAGCGAATGGATTTAGTGTGGTATGTTCCATGCGTAACGCAAAGTTAAATAGTATTCGTGCGACACCCATGATGTGATTAGCAAAAGGTATTCCCCTGTCACACCATATATCGTAGCAAAGTTTTGCACGTTTGGTTGTCACTTTCGCATAACGCATGTCACCTACGCACGTACCATCTATCTCTGTTGATAGAAACACACCCATAAAATATTTATATTGTGCTTTAGTTTCATCACGTAAGTTCTTGAAATCATGGGACAAATAATATTTATCTGCTAGGGTATATACTGTAGTCATGCTGCCAACCACTCTGGCATTGGTCTACCTTTGTTGTATCGGGCAAACTTTAATTTGTCTGCTCTATAAAAAGCACGATAGGCATTGATAGGTAGAAACTCATCCGTCTTGAGTTCGTCCATGCCACTGAAACACTGCGGATGTTTTGTGATACCTAACTCTGGTAGATAGGTACTGCCAAAGAATATAGCATTCTTGTGTTTGCTTGCACCATGTATCCTGCTATACCTTTTTGTATACTCAACTAACATCGCAACATAAAGTCTATACGCATACATAAAATTACTGCGACTATGCATTGCCCACAATGTGCATGGATGCTTTTGATGAACAGGTTTATACAAACCTTTTTTCTCTGCATACTCTGGTGCATGATGCCACAGTGCAGTGCATAACATCTGTGCTTCTTCCAAAGGCATCTTCACTATGTGTTGGTCACACAATGACTCTGCTATAATCACTGGGTCTTCATCAACAATAAATCTATTCATGGGTATCTCCTATTAAAATGGTTGGCTATAACTTCAATGTCTGATTCGTCACCATCAAAGTCCTCG